AAATCAATTGTGTCTGTTGTTTCATCTACATCTGCAAAGTCAATTTCTGTTGTAAAGTATGGTAGTGTTTGATCTAGTCTACGTAGAGGCGCACCTTTACCACTTACAACTGCTGATCCTGTGCTTGGTGGTTCAGTTATAGTTGTTGTTACTTTTTCTGTTCCACCATCAGATAGTATTGTATGTGTTGGCGGTGGATTCCATTGTGTATAAGTTTTTGCAGTAGAACTAGTAGCACCACCACCAATTCCACCTAATCCACCTGATCCACCGTCACCGCCAGAACCACCTGATCCACCTGCACCACCATCGTAAGTAGCACCAGTTTCATTTAGTAAAGCATTGAACGACTTTGCTTCCCAACGACCTGTTTCTGTATTCCAAAATAGAACATAGTTAACACCTTTTGCCGCTGTAACATCACCTAAGTCATTTAGTAGTTTGTCGTTTGTTGTGTCATTTACTGCTTCGATTTCTTCATCTGTTAATGGATTTGTTGACTGAATAGTTGCTGTCTGTTTGTTACTTGTTCCATCACCTAGCGTAACTTCTAACTTAACATCTTTATAATTTACAGCACCATTTGTTTCCATAACAAATGAATCATTCAGTAGAACTGCTTTGAAATTGTTTTTGTTATCGCCTGGAGGATAAAAAGAAATACTATTGTCATCTAGTCTAGTAGCAACACCTCTAATAGGACCCTCTGATACAGCCATCTTAACTGTTTGTGTTGTGAATTTTGCATCTACATCACTTGGCTTTTGTCCTAAGTCAAACTGCGTGTTTGACATACCAACATGTCCATAAACAATTGGGATAACTCCTGGTTCTACTTGTAGTCCCATGTCGATGCCATCTGCCGTTTTTGGTTTATCGCCGATCTTTGGTTTGACGATTTCTGCGATAATCTTTGGGGCACCTTTTTTCTTAACAAAGTTACCTATCTGTGATTTTTGTATTTCTGCAGCTAATGTTGTTTTAACTAGTTGACTTAAATCTAAATTATTGAATAGCATTTACAACTCCAATTTTCTTGCACTCGGTTGATCCATTTGTTCTGATCCTAGACTTGGGGTCAGTGTAAATGATATTGTAGTCGCTGATAGTTCATCGACTGTTTTTACATAATATGTTTGTATAGCGACAAAATTATTTTGGAAGTTATAAAACTTTCTTGCTCTACGAACTCTTAGACCTCTATAGTCCATTAAATTCTTTCCAGATGTTGCACTTGCCCATCCTGCAACGTCCCATAAGTCTACTGCCGCTACACTTAGATTTGGTTCTGCAATCTGACCTGTTAAATCTGAACGTAGACCACTCCACTGAAAATCACAACGTTTAAATGTAGGAACTGAACCATCTATCCAATTAGTCTGAACATCTACAAAATTATTGTATGTTGGTTCGTTATGTTCTGTGCAAAGATATATATGTGCAGACTCGCCAATTGTTGTGAAGTCAAACTCCATCAACTGCATTGTTGCTTGTGTTACAAGTTTCTGTGATTCTGCATTAGCACTACTCATTCTCCAAACACCTCAATCATACTTGCTTTAACTGTTCGTTTATCTGTATCTGACATTTCTACTGAGTAACTTTGTAGATAAAAATTGCCAGAATGTAATGTCAATGCATTGTCTGAAATTTCAATAGCATCGGCACCATCATGTCTATTTTCATAGAATCCAATCAAAATATCTGCCTCTGATTGTGTCAAATGTTCGTGAACAACACTCATGGTTCTACGACCTGCGTATGGTCCCCAAGGAGTTCTTTGTATGTATCCATCGCCGAACTCTACTGTTCTATGTCTTGGTTCTGATGTATAACTTGTTTGTAAAGATAATTTTGTTTGATACGGTAATGCTTGTGCCATTATACTAGTCCTCCAAATCCTGTGTTCTGTCTAAGAACAGAGTAAGCAACTTGTGTTGCTACTCCTTCTATATACTGTTTCATTTGCTTTGATTGCATTTGATTAGTATTGCCTGCGTTTACACCTGAGATATTGAAATTCATAGTCGAATTTGCATTAGAAGTATTGCTGTTAGATATACCTGACATGCCTGATCCTACGCCGCTAACAGGAGATGAAATGACGTTTGGATTTATTGCTGTCGGTAGTTTGTTCATTGTGTGCAATGAGTCTTTAACTGCATGTTCAAGTGGATCGACCATCTTCTTCGGCATCATATCCATATACTTGCCAATGCCATTTACCATATCAGGGATGATTGAGTTGCCAACAGCTTCTTTTTCCATGAAGCCCATTTTTGCTAGACCACCTTCTACGAAACCTGTGATTGCATTACCAGCTTTACTAAATCCATCAACAACTGAATCTTTAACACCAGTGCCTAGCTCTTTAGCTTTTGTAATACCTGCACCAAATCTATCAATCATATAATCAATTTTTTCAATGACACCAGTTACAACATCAACAATTGAATTGAATGCTGGGATAACAACGTTTGTCATAACAGCAGCAAGACTTTCAAAGATTGTCTTTGCTACTGGAAGCGTAGCTTCGATCATTGGTTTTAGTATCTCTGATATCTTAACAAGTGCATCGAATATTAGCACTGCCGCTGGTGCTACAATGTCTCTGAATATCACACCAAGTAGATCAAATATTGGTTGTGCTTTATGTGCATTTTCAAATAGCATGATGATACCATCTGTAACAAACGTTACTGCTTGTCCAAGTTTCTCACCTAGTGCAAGAGCAAGTTCTTCGTTTTGTTTGATGAAATCTGTGAATGATGAAGTTGCATTTTTTACTGCATCTGACAACCCACCTTCGCCTACTTTAATTAGTAGACCTTCCATTGTGTCTTGTAGCGTTCCAAATTTACCAGTTAGTGTTTGTGATGCACGTTCCATACCACCACCGAAACGCTCATCGAATCCTTCAGACAATGCCTGTCTAACTAGTGCAACGTTTTCTGCTGACTTACCGAACTTAGACATTTCTCCACGAGTCTTGCCAAGTTTTTCCATTAAGATATCATATACAGGAATACCACGATCATTAAGTTGATCTAGTTCTTCAACACCAAGACCACCAGCTACTGTTCGTGAGTATAAGTTGGTTACTGCTTGTAAAGCACCCATTTTGTCTTTTGAAACAGCAGCAGCATTGCCCAGTGTTGTCATTAATTTTCTGTTTGGTTCAAGACCTGCGTTTTGTAGCTTGATGAAAGATTCTGCTACTGCATCAACTTTGAATGGTGTATCTTCTGTAAAATCACGAATGAATGCAAATGATTTGTCTGCTTCTGCCGCTGAACCAGTAACTGTTTCTAGTGCAACTTTTAAGTCTTCTGCGTTACCCGCCGCTCCAAGAACTGCTTTACCAAAAGATGCTACACCTGCTACTGTTACTGCACCTGCAATTAGACCTTTTAGTTTGGTAAATGATCTGCCTGTCTTATTGACTGACTTATCAACTTTATCGAATTGACCAGACATCTTCCCAACTTTTCTGTTGAGAGGACCAAGCGATTTCTCCATTTTGTCAAAGACTCTACCTGTTTTGTCGAGTGCTTTAATTTCAATTTCTATACTAGTGTTTGCCATTACGCTTGCTCCGTTTTTCTTTAATTTTTAAATACTCTGACCACCCTATGAACTCGGATGCTGACATTTCTAGTATCTCATCAACAGTCTTGTGAAGATGTTCTGCTAACTGAAACAAGAAATATGTATCAGCATCCTTTGTTAGTTTTTTTCTATGTCACTTGCGTCTGGTTCAGAGTTTAGAATATGAGATGCTACTGTCGTAATAACTTCAGGATCGACTGAATTCATCAAGTCGAACTTGTCTGCCATAGTAAACATTCTTGTCCCATCTTCATTCAAAGCACGTGAGATTAGCGTTTGTGCTAATGCTTCTGCAACTTTGTTTTCACGATGTAATGCAACGATTTCCTCTGTTTGTTTCAGAGTTGCGCTACCCTTGAAATACACTTTTGATTCCCATTCTGGAACGTCAATGCTTTCAAGTGTGTCTGTTAGTTTAGTTTTAAAATGCTTTTTAGCATTTGTTATTACACTCATTTTATACCTCTTATTATTATGAAATTGCTAGTTGGCCAGTGCCTGTTAGATCAAGCGTCATAGTAACCAAGTCTGCAACTGCTACATCAACTGAAACTGATGTTACGATTGCGTTGCCTGTGTATGTGTTACCGCTTGTTCCGTCTGTTAGGACTACTGCGATTGATGAACCATCTACGTATCCTGTGATAACCTCATCGTCTGCAAAATACATATCAACTGAACCACTCCATGATTGTAATGAACCTTCGAATGTTTTCCATCCGTTTGTTCCCATAGAGGTTGTTTCTAGTGTATCTGTTTCGATTGATGCTGACCATGACTGAACTACGCCTGATGCGGCTCCACCATCTAGTGAAACTGTGCCGTCTTTTCCTTTTAGAATTGCCATTGTTTTCTCCTGTTAGCTTTTATCTAAATCACCCTTTTGGTGAATGTATTCAATGCGAACAACAATTTGTATCGCACCTAGTGGATATAGAACACCCTCATCAGTGTTTATTTCCGTAACAAGTGTATCAATGGCATATCCTCCCCTTGATACATCTTCGTATAATTTTTCTTCTATTTCGTCTAAGATTTTGTTTCTTGCTGTATCAATATACTTACCTTTAACGAAAGCTGTTACGATATATTCAATATTACCTTGACGTTCATAACCCATAGCAATGTCTGTTTTAGTTTCAGACCCACTTTGAACTAGAACTGCTGGAAACTGAGCATCACTTATTTCATCTGGATCAAAAACATCACGGTCTACATAGCGAACAGACTTAATACTCTTAATCTTTTTTGCTATGTCTTTTGCGATATTTTCACGATAACTTGTTTTGCTCATTAGATATCTCTCTCAAATTGTTTTCTAAACGCTGTAGTTACATGTCTTAACTCATCATTTCTTAGACCTATAAATGGTCTAGTCTTTTGGTTCTGCATCGCTTTCTTTTTCTCTTCTTGTCTAAAGAACTTAACTTTGACACTGTTGCCACTTTTACGTTCTACACCAAGATTGGAAAGCATACGACCTGAAAAGTTTAAGTCTGGTTTGCTACCACGTCCTTGTTTTTGTCTATAGTCAAGATACTCATTTGAATATCTTTTAAATGTCCCTGCAAGTCCTTTACCGCTTTGTGTTCTTTCAACGATAGTTTGGACTGTTTTCTCTCCACTCTTATTTAGAGCTTTTGGGATTGCACGATTCATACGTCTTCTAAAGCTACTGATGTATGCTCTAAAGTTTCTTGTATGAATTTTAATCTTCATTAGCGAAGTAACCTACGTGTGTGGAATGGTTGCTTTTCAATATCTTCAACTGTGCCATCATCATCATAATCATAACGAACACCATCTTGTAGGATGTTGTTGAATTCTTCGTTGTATTTCTTACGATAGTGCATCATCATAACTTGAAACTTGTCTTCATCACCATCAGCATTCCACTTCGTTAGTTGTGGTAGTGCATACTCTGCTAAGATAAGATAAACAGCACAACGTGTAAATTGTGTTTCGTCAAGTTTAGTGTCGTCCATTTCTAAAGCATAAGTTGTTCTAACTGAACCCAATTCTACTTTAAAGTTCTTGCCACGAACCCACCATTCTGATCTTAATCTGCGTAAGATATCTTCACGTGCTTTTGTGTGATATGAATCAAAATCATCGATACCATATTCTAGAATATCTGGTTGATACTCAATTAAATTGTCGTCTGTTGACATTACCATGTGCGTTCTCCAAATAGCAGAAAAGAGAGGGAATAATTCCCCTCTCTAATATTTCAGAAATTATACGATTGTTGTGCGTGTTGTAATCGCTACACCGTTTACTTCTTTAACTGCGTTGAAGCCCCATACTGCTGAACCTACGATTTCTGTCGCACGTTTCGATGCATCACGTTCTGTTTCTAGACGAACATCACGTTTCATTGCGCCACCTAGTGCGTCAAGTGTGAATACACCGCCTGTTGCACCAACTAGTGTTGATTCAAAGATTGTGATACCTGCGATTGAGCCTACTAGACCTGATGTCAATGCTGAGTTACCAACGTTTGACAATGCACCTAGTTCTGCCGCACCTGCTGATGACAATTGACGCTTCAATTCAAATACTGCCGCTGGGTGGAATACACCAACCATTTGACCAGATGCTTTTTGAATACGCAACAGAGCCGCCGCTTTGAATAGTGCTTCTGCGTCTAATACTGTCGCTGATACATCTAGTGTGTTTGTAGTGAAGTTAGCGAATTTGCTCATTGCATCTGCGTCAAACTTTTCAGCCATTTCCATGCCCACGATTTTACCAATCTCTGCCGCTAGGTTGTAGTTTGGCATTGTTTCTACTGCGTCATCTGTTAGAAGTGTCATTACAGCACTTTCTGCCATTGTGATTGTTGGAAGTAGTGTTGTGCCTAAGTCTTGTTCTGCCCCTGTTCCTGCTAGATCAACGCCTTCTGTGCCTGTTGCGGCTGTGAATGTGTCAAACTTTGGAATCTGCACAATGTTACCAACTGCGTTCGCTACTGGATACATATTCACTAGTGGGCGCATGATTGAATTTTCTTGTGCTGTGTATTGTGCTTCAACGATGATTTCGTTGAACAAATGGTTGTTCGCTGTGTTTAGCGATGAAATGTTAGTTGCCATGATAATTCTCCTATACTGGCGTTATACTTACCGTTGCTTTGCTTTATATTCTGCATATTTTGCACGGTCTTTTGGATTACTCATATCCAATGTTGTAATGTCTAAATCAACTGATTTAGAACCGCCTCCTACTTTACCTGTGCTACCTGTGCCTGATGCACTAGGAGCCGCAAAGTGCGGGTTAGTAGCTAGAAAATCTTTTACTAAGTCATCAACGCCCATTTGAGAACCATCATCTTTATACAGTGGTGTGCCATCATCTGAGATGACTTCTGACTGCCCTAGTTCGTTTAAACGAACACGATTCTTCAATAGGTCTGCGACCTGGTTTGGAGCAACGCTTTTATTTTTAGATGCGGCATTTAACAATGCTCCATCTACTTTTTCTTTTGTTAGTGTGCCTTCAAGTTCTGAAATACGATTGCTGAACTT